AACGACTCGATGGATGGAGCATCCACAAAAGCGCAAGGTGGAGCGATATTGCGAGGATCGTCAACCACCCTAAGACCCGTGATGCCTTGCAGAATAGTGACCAGATCATCAAAAGCATCGTTAAGAAAATCGGTGTATTGCGACTGGTTGTATCGGGTGTCGGTTTGGTCATATTGGATTGAATCGTCATAGATGATCGGGGCGTTCGCTACGGGCATTTAAGCCACCTGCGGTCTGTTGATGCCCAACAGTTGTTTGACGAGCCCTGAGAGCCCCACAACGGGTGCTGAGCCCATGTCAGTGAATGACGCGAACTGGTCTATGGATCCTTTTTGGCGGAACAGAGCCGACGCGTACATGATCGTCCCGAGGGTGACATCACCCGACGGCGAAGTCGCGAGCGGGTCAATGTAGCCCGACTCTTGACGGCGGCGAAAGCAGAACGCGTTCGCAGCTGACGCACACTGAACCAAAAAAGTCTGGTCATTAGAACCCAATAACGGGACCGTCAAATAGTTCTCAATATCCTGCGCGGTGATCCAAGTGCAATCCTGCGCGAAACTGACCGTGCCCGTGATCGCGTGCAACTCAATCGGAGTTTGTGCCTCCGCCCACATCACCGCATTGGCGAGAGGGTAAGAAGTGTCGTACTCGATAAGCCCTTCAGTGTCAACGTTGATCGGCAAGTATTGGGGCATCGCGTAAACGGTTTTTGAACCGTCGTACTCTGCTCCAGCATCTGCAACTGTGATCGTTGCACCGACCACAATCTCGTTCGGGGTGAGCGTTGTTACGCACACATAACCCGGAACGATGACCGCGGTCTGCAGTGTGTATGTTGCCGTCACGACGGCCTCCGATCAGGCTTGTGTGATCTTGCGGATCATGCCAGACACGGCAGCGAAGGTGCTGACGTAAGCATGGACCGAGAACAAACGGCTGAGGGTTGAAGGCTGCTCTACGGACATGATTCCGCGGATGCTTTCGTAATACTCAAAAGCCTTTGAAGCGTTGGTGATGATCATGGTCTTAGCAGCGAAGTTGCTGTCCACGACGATCTCAAGTCCGAGCGGGTTCGAGCCGACCCATGTGGTTGCGTTTCCGCCACCGAGTGCGTTCTGTCCAGCGAGACCGGGTCCGCCGACATACGGGAAAAGCGGTCTATTGCTTCCGTCCACGACCTGTCCTAATTGTCCCCAAACATCGGGCGACACGAAGATCGTGTCGGGGAAGAAGTTGGTTCCGTTGGATACGTCAACTGCTGCGTCGTAGATGGACTTCATCAAGTCGACTGCGGTGAGGTCCCAAACACCCGATGAGGTTGCAGCGGTGAGCAGTGCGTCGGCTGCAATGTCGTCGGTCTTGTACATGAGTTCGCCCATGAGGTCGGCCATGATCAACTGCATCGCTGCGGGCGAAGTGAAGTCGATGTCCTGCATCGAGAGGCTGACCTGACCTGCAACGGTGGTCTTGCTGATCGTGTTGGACGCGATAACCATTGTGGTTGCGGACACGGCATCAAACTCGGCGGCCTGAGCAGCTGCAGTCGTGTGAGTCGTGATGGTCGGACGAATGAAAGTCTTTTGTGCGCCACCGTCAGGATAAGCGCGAGCACCCAAACGATTAACAACTGGACGGACAAAGTTGATGTTTTGCACGAGCGGGCCCAAAACGGGAACTGGGAGCAGACCGGGTGTGTTGGTCGTGGCGACATCGCCAGCCGCCGCTTCGTAGGTTGACTGATTCTCAATCTTCCAATCGGTGACCGACTGGTTGACCTTTGCGAAAGTTTCTCCGCCCTGATGGTAAGCAGCCATCCACTCGCCAGCCGAAGGCAAGCGTGGAGCGCGCTTCGGTTGAGCGAAAATCATTGGGGTAGTGGGTGCTGCTTCGGGGGCTGCGGCTTCAATGTGTTCTGACACGGTTGTCTCCTCGACTTGTGGAATTGTTACTGAGATTTCGTCGGGAGTCGTGTCCGCGGAAGCGGCTACATCTGTGATAGTAGCACCGCTAAAGGCGGGTATGGGGACAAGGCTCAACTCGCGCCATACGGCTGAGGTGATAACCATTGTCCCGTCCTCGTTACGGGTAGAAGTAAGAACATCCACACCAACCGAAACATTGTCTAACACGCCCTCTTTAGCGAGTTGCAACGCCTCGTTACCCGCGACAGTGTCCGCAATTTTGGCGGTGAATAACATCCCTTCAGGGGTTTCGGTGCGTGAAGTAACAAGGCCGACAGGCTGCGAAGAGTCGTGATACATGAACAGTTTCGGGGCTTTTCCGTCAATGGGGAGTGAGCCTTGTGCGAACTGGACTTGTGTTCCGTCGCTCACGGTTGCGCTGACGTTGTATGGCGCGGCAATTCCTGAGATGGTGCGGGTTGGTGTTTCTCCAGCTGCTGCCTCAACATCTACGGCGAAACCTGCGGACAAAGTTAATTTCATGATTCTGACTCCTCAGTTGGGGTTGATTCTGTTGGCATTTCTTCACTCATCATTGACTCAAGGTAGGAGTCAATATCAAACTTCACATATGTTCCGCGAGGCAGAACATTGTTCATGCTCAAAGTCTGCGACACACAATCAAGATATTGGCGTGCGCCGAACAGGTAAAGGTCCTCGCGAGCACCCGCCGATGTCGTGTATTGGTAGCTGCCGATATCGAATCCAGCAAGATAGAAGGGGATATTTCCGACCCTGCACATCTCTTTTCCGCTGAAATCCGCGGAGTCAATCATCAACATATTGTCAGGCAACGCTTTAGTTTCCTCATATTTTAGGAACTCGTTAAGAGCTGCAGTCTGATTATTGAGACGCGCATTATTGAACGATGTCGCAAGGTCCGCTAACTCTTGAGCCGACAACGGTTCCCCGCCAGTCTGCGACAAAATGCCAGACGGCAACGACGATTGGGCATTACGGTAACGAGACTGCTCAACGCGTAACGCAGTCTCAATCGCGGTTTGTGACTGATAGATGATCCCTTGTACCGGGCTGATGAATTGAACTAGATCGTTCGGGTCAATCATTCCGCCTTGGAAATACACTTCTTTAGACGGGCCGAACCATACGGGGCCCGCTTGATCTTGCGTATTGACAGAGCCCGCGGGAAGCCTTGTAAATGTTGCGGGGAAACCGTCCGCGGTCCGTGACGTGATATACCAGAACGCTCGCCCATAATAGAAAAGGTCATCTAATGTCCATGCCATAAGCGTGGCGTAAGTGATCGTCGGGTCGGGTTGGCGGAGCCAAGAACGCGGAGCAATGTAGACGCACTCCATCTCTTTGTCGGTGTCGTTCCACACCTCGTTATACATCTCCAACTGAGTGGACGAAATAACGGACGCAAGAAGATCACGCGCTCGACTCAACGTCGGAACACTATTGGCACGGTTACGACCGTCGCCTTCATAATACGCGAAATACTGACCGATAAAGTTCGCGCCCTGATTCTGCTGATACGTCCCATACGATCCCGCAGCTGCAGCCTTATGCGCATCAGTAAACGGCGACACCGCCGCTTTCGTAACCTCTTTACGCGTAAACAATCCCATTAGCAATCCGATCGGTGAGTGTGCCGATGGGACCCCGACGATCCCACCGACACGCCCCCACAATACTTCAACCGACTACCATGATGGGTTTAGCGCGGTTCTGATACTTACTAGACAGAGCAATCCCCCAGACGGCACACTTCGCCAACTCAATCGGACCGGGGCTCGACTTGTGCGACAACGTCACACCCATCCCCGTCTTAACCAGTACCGCTCGGTTCATATGTTCCGACAAAGTGAGTTGCCCAAGATGCTTGACCCGTTTCTCAAGAATCATCTTTTGGGCTAGGCCCGTAAACTTAATTAATTCCGCCTGACCAACAATGGTCATCCTGCGACGCAACGTCAAAGGCGCGTGAATCTCAAGGGTCGGAGTGATAGCCAGTGCGACCTGCTTATCCTCCATCACCCGCTCAACCTCCGCCCACATAGTTTCTTCATTATCAACAATGAACTCCACAAACGTCGTAACAATCCCGTCCACCATTGACGAACGGACACCCACATAACGGTTCGTATCCATGCTCATCTCGACACAAAGGACACCGCCACCCGGCATCGGGCCGTCAATCTTGCAGGATGCCCAAACGCCTTCCTCAAGCCATGACCCGCGACTGGATACCCACATATTCAAGTGGGCACGCAAGAAACTGTCCTTTTTAGATACGGCCTGCAACGCCTCAATCGTGATCGTCTTACCCAAACAAGGATTGGCATAAATCCAGTTTTGAGGGTTACGCCAATCCCGATCACCGATACTCCACTCAGCAAAATAGAGCCGTGAACGCTCACCTTTCTCTATCTCCGAGATAGCCGTTTCCCGCATATGAATCATCGCCACACTCGACTCATCCCCCGCAGTTGACCAAGTACTCAACAAAGGCGACTTACGAGCAATCATCGTCGGACGGATCGCATCCATAAACCGATCACTAATATTGAACAACTCATCGCACGCAACAAGGTCATAAGACCCACCATGCAAATTAGGACTAGAAGAACGCACCTCCCACATAGACCCGTCTGGCATCTCCACACTCTTACGACCAAAAGTCCTCATCGCTTTAGCCCCAAACAATTTCACAAGAATCGGAGCCAACGCATTAAACAAACTCTCAGCACGATCCAAACGGTTCGCCACCGACAAAATACTTTGAGGCTTACCACGCAACTTAGGCATCTCAGTAAGCCACCAACCAATCATTGCCTGCAACCCGATCGACTTGCCGTTCTGACGGGCCGTTGACACCAAAGACTCACGAAACAAAAGATCGCCATTCTCATCGTGCGCGAGCTGACCAAACAACGCGTGAGCCTGCCACTCAAAAAGATCCAAACCCATAAACGTCTTAGCCCACGAAACAACCAGAGGCCCATAAGACAAAACGCCATACCCGGTCGTTTCCAGTCTCGGCAAATAGGCATCTACCAGCGGTAATGCAGAGTCAGTCCCGCCAGTTCCCGCCAGTTCCTCCAAAGAGACCGCTAAATTGAG